GCCGTTGACGCGCGCATCCCACAGCCCAAGCGAGCGATCTGCATTTTGAGGCCATGTCGTCCACGCCTCATAAAGATAGCGGTCAGCGGACCCGGCAGACGCGATATCGAAGGAAAGGAGATACCGACGCAAAAGAGAGGCGTCGCTTTCCATCTGCGCTGGCTGCCCCTCGACGGGAGACGGGATTTCCAGACGTTCGATCCCCTGCCGAGCAACCACGTTATCGAGGTCAGAACCTTTTGCGAAAGGCGTCAACACGCCCTTGAGCGCGTCGTTGACGCGGCCGCGAAGACGGTTTTCTCGGGTCGCAACGGCTTCGACCAGCTTCTTTGTGATCGAGCTTTCGATTTGCAGCACCGGGGCCACCGCCGGAAACCGCGCGACGAGATCGCTCTCGATCGCGGTCCTATTCGCTTCAAAGTCGAGTGGCTCGATGACGCTCGGGAAGGGCAAGCCAGAAAAATCGATAACGCTCATGCTGCCAGCCTCAAGCCTTCGTCTGTGCCGTTAACGGTGACCCGTCGCGCGCCTTCGATGGAAAGGTCGCCGAGCAATGCTCGGGGTCGGTAATAGCCTTGGATCTCCGCTCGGAATTTTCCGTTGCGACCCACGCTGACCGGGATGATCTGGACCACTTTAAAGCGGGGCTCCCATTGATCGATCGCGGAGGCTACAGCGGAAAAAAACGCCAAGATCGTTGACGAATTCATGTTCTCCCCGAGGAAGTGCGGCACGATCGAGCCAAACCACTCGCGCATGCTGCGTTCACCGAAGGATGTCGTGAAAATTTCTTGTAGGGACTGCAGGACATGGGGCCATCCTTCGACGTTGGCCCCCGTCACAGCGTCGATGTCGATGCTTGGATCGAGGGCCATTTCGTCATTCCCCTGTCAATCAAACAGCCGCGCTGCGCTTGTCGTTAATCGCCGCAGCGATTGCAGCCTTGTTCTCGCTCGGGTTGATGGCGATGCCCGCATTCTTGGCGATCTCAAGAAGCTCTTCTTTCGAATGGCTTGCCGGATCGATAGGCGGCAGGGTCGCCGTAGCGCTGCCCGACGGCTGAGGGTTCTTCACCTCGGATGCAGCAGCCGGAGTGCTATCGGGCGCCGCGTCCACTGCCGTGCCCGTTGTTCCGTCGAGCGCGGTCGTCGTGCTCACGGCCTCGGGTTGCCTGGCGCTCAAGCCTTCCGCTTCGATGCGCGCCGGGGCGTCGGCAGGGTTTTCGCCGGGACGAAGGGGATTGTTGCTATCGACGAACTCGCCGGCGTCGATATCAACTGGCCGCCGAACGCCGGTCTCGACGTCCACGTCGGAGGCGGCCTCGACGTTCTCTTCGTTCGGCGCAGAGCGATCGGGATAAATCACGCGAACGTCGTCGCCTTCGATACTGAGGATGATCCGGCCATGCTGCCCGACGGCGCCGAGCAGGAGGCGAACCTCATCGCGGCGCACATCGATAACGGCTGTCGCGGCGCGGCCGTCGCCGCCGACGCGCTCGCGAAGCATTTCTTGCAGGGTCTTCATAGACTTTCTCCTAAGGGTTTCGCTCCCGCGTCTACGGGATGCGGAAGAACGGCCGCCCGGTGGTCGGATGGCCGCATGTTGCTGTGTGCCCCTCCCGGCAAACCGGGATGCCCCCAACTCGGAATTTCGTGGTGCCCTCCGCCATGGTCGGCGCGCCGGTATGCGGGGGGAAAGGCGGGTGCGAGGCGACAGCATCGCCGACGACGACGACCGCGTTTCCTCGGACCTTGAACTTCGCCGCTTGGGCGCCGAGCTGAACGCCGCCGGCGACATCGATACCGACGCAAGCAACGCCAGGCATTGCAGCCTCCATCAATCGAATTGGTAATCCGCAGCGGTGGCGCGGATGCCGTCGCTGTAAATCTCAAAGGACGTCCCGCCGACGGTGACCTTGACGCTTTCGCCCTTCAGGACAACCGTGACCGATCCGAAAGTCAGAACATTCTCGTCGCCCTTGTCCGATGGCGACTTGTTCTGATCGCTCCATGTCATAGGCAGCGCGACAGCCTGGCGCATATCGCCGCCCGGAGCAAAAATCGTCATTTGCTGCCCCTTCGTCGGGGGCGTGTGCGCCTTTAGCCCGCCGGCTATCTGGGCATAGAGCACTTTCGGGGAAAGCAGCGGGCCATTGTCACCTTCGCCGAGATCGAAGCGCACCCAGCCTTCGGCCGGGTTTACCTCCTCAACTGGTGCATGCCGGATCATGCCCGCGACACGCTTCTCAAGCGCGGAGAGGCGCGCATGCATGTCAAGAAATGGGTTAGGCATCAGGTCTCGCCCTCATCTGGCGGCAGGCTCGCCTCGATGCTGTCAGCATCGAGCACCATGCCATCCGGCAGGATCGTAAGCTCTGCCAAGGGGGCGCTATCCGCCCCGCCGAGCGGCGCAATGCCGATCGATTGAGCTTCCTCTTCGGTATAACCAGCCATGATCGCGCCGACGGTGTAGACCTCGGGCCATCCGATCGGGACGCCCTCGATAGCCTGCCGCACGATCGCGCCGAACGCCTCATAACCCGGCTCCGCATCAAGCGCCGCGAGGAATAGCGCAAACGGGCTGCCCGGCGCGGGCTGCTGGCCGAAAGCTGGCTCCGCAAATGCCTTTATCCTGTATCCAGTTTGCCGAGCTGCGAACCGCTCGCCTTCCTTTTCGGGCAACCCTCGCCGGGTAACCGTCTCCTCGATCGCTTTCGCTATCGCTCGGAAGACCTTCCCCCATTGCCCGCCGCCGGCGCCGAAAAGGCAAGCCTCAACCTGCCGCATAACGATCGCGAGCGACATTTCGAGGTTGGCGTCCGTGTCCGCGACCTGAACGCCCGTCCCGCCGTCACCTGGCAGGGCGACAGTCTTCCCAATCGCCACCTCGATAACAAGATCGATCGTGCGATCACCATTGTGCAGGTCACGGCCGCTCGGCTTGCTGGTCTCGTCTTCCGTCGAGATCGCAATGAAGGGTTCGGGGCCGGCCTTCGTCGTGAGCTTGTCCACCGGAAGAATAGCGCTGTCAAAAACGCGTTTGCCCGCCAGTGTCGCATTCTTAAGCGCCATCACGGCCGACAGCCGCAGCGCGAGGCCTACCATGCTCATACGGGTTCACCCCAAAATTACTTGAACGTCACCGCCGTCGCCGTCATTGACGGCAGCAACAACGAAGCGCGGCGGTGGCGTCTCGTCGGAAAGCTCTACGATGTCGCCGCGCACGAGCCGGTAACCGAGAGCCGCATAAGCCGCTCGATCGATCCACATCTCAGCAGTCGAGGCGGAAAGGCTTGCGCCGTCGCGCGCCGATCCCCGGTAATCCGTCGCCCCACCGGTGGCGGCGCGAGCGATCGTCGCGCGGATGCCGCTTTTTACCGGACGATCCGGGTCGGGGATCCTCGTGTATTCGTCCCCAAGCTGGGGAATAATGCTGATGCCCTCGCCGAAGAGCCTATCAATATCGGCCTGCATGGCCGCATCGATGTCGTCAAATGGCGAGGGCATGATTTATTCCTTCCGATTACGTCCGCTTGCCGCGCATCAGCGCGCCCGGGCGGGTGCAGATATGCAGGGCGTTACGCTGCGTTTCGCCGTTCACGCCCTTGCCGTTCTGCATCGGCCACTGCTTCGCGTAGGTGCGTTGGCCGAGCGTGTTGACGGTTTCCACGTAATCGGCTGGCGCCCAGTACGTGCGGAACAGCCCGCCCAAGCCGAGCGGGATGAATTTCGCCTTGTCGGTCGGAATGCCCATCAGAGCGCCGTCGCCGCTGCTCTCGATCGCGCCGTAGTTTTCCCAGACAATGCCACCGAACTGGAAGATCGGGTTCTCGCCTCGGTCAGCGCCGACGAAACTGTCGCGGAGGAAGGCAGCCTCGCTTGTGCCCTTGTAGGTGTCGCGGACTTCCTTGTTCGTGAGCAGGTCATCGAAGAAGTTGTCGCCCACGAAGGCATGGACACGGCGGAAGGACAGACCACCGACGGCGGCGCGGACCGCACGGATCAGCGCAACGCATTTCTTCAGGAGCGCGCCATCGGTTGCGGCCGTGTTGTCGAGGTCGAAATCGATCTCGGCGGCCTGAGAAACGCCGAACGTCTGGAAAAGGTCGAGGGTCTGGCCGCCCTTGTAGGAAACGATACCTTGGATCGCACCGATGCGGGAATATTCGTCGGTGAGGTCGAGGTCGTCCATGTTGACTTGGATCTTGCTCGCGACAACGCCCTGAACGGTCTCAAGGGCAGTTTCGCTACCGAACGCGCGGACGCCTTGAACTTCGTCGGCGTTTACCGACCAGTCCCGCTGGAAGTGCGGAACCTGAATGCTCTGGATCGAGCGCTTCGGCATATCGCGAGTTTCGCCGGGCCCACCACGCGGGGTCGGCGTGACAAGCTGCAGAATATCGCCGATGCGCTCGATGCCGATCGATGTCGTCGTTACGCCGCTTCCCTGAAACAGCCCGAGGTCGTTCAGGCGCGACGGGCGCGGTTTCACATCGCGCAGCGCATCGGTCAGAGACGTGACGCTGAACGCATCCTGATTAAAAATGTCCAACATGGACGATTGCTCCTTCTGTACCGCGCACGGCGGCGGCCCGCGCCTCAACTGGCCGCAGGTTGGATTGCTCTCAATTGTGGGAGGTCGGGGCCGCGCCTGGCGCGGCGGCCCATCAGTATCGGGCGATGATGCCCTTGGCCGCGAGCTGGGCGACCTTCGTCGCCTTCTTACCGGCATCGTTCACGGTGCTGTCGAACGACAATGTGTTGCCGTTCCACTCGGCGTCGCGCGTGATAGCGGCGACCTTCTGGTCAGCGCTGGTCGCGTCGCAATTGTACAGCGCGATCGCAGCGCCGACTTCTGCCCCCTCCTCGCCGGTGATCTCGGCGTTCGCGCTCGGCACATACTTGCCAGAGGCCGTGACCTTCCCGAGAACCATGCCGGCGACGATGAGGCCGGCGCCGGCCGCAATGACGATGTTGTCGCGAGAGCGATGAAAGTTCGCCTCGCTGAGAAGCCCTTCGGTCGAGTGGCGACCTTCGGTGAAAATGGTCATGTTCGGAAATCCTTGCTACGCGCAGGGCTGGACCGCGCTGCGCCTGTTGATCCTGGCTGCCGAATGCCGGTTACGAGAGCCGGCCGAACGCCTTTGCCCAGCCGCCTTTGACGGCCTCCGGGGCGGCACCTTCCGGCTTGCCGCTCTGGCCGATCTCGCGCCCTTCGTTCGCCCGTTGCGCGAGTGGCGGGATTTGCGAGGCGGCCGAGATGCTCGCGGCCGTTCCGGCCTGCGGTGCGTCCTCCGGCAAGCCGGCGAGAACGCCCTTGACCGTCTCGGAAGAGAAGCCATTGGGATCAAGTGCAAGCTTGAGCGCTGTCGCCTGCCGCTTCTCAGCTTCAGGCAATGCCATGATCGCTCCGATGCGCTCGCGCTCGTCTTTCGCGCCAGCCTTGCGGCCTTCTGCTTCGCCCTCTGCCTTTCCGACAACTTTCCCGGCATTCTCGCCCTCGATACGCGCTGCCTTGAGGCCGGTTTCGCTTACGCCCGCGTCAGCTGCGGGCAGATCGTGACGATCCATTTTCACACTCCTGGGGTTTGTGGACCTGCCCGCTGCCCGAGCGGGGCGGGATAATTCGGCCAACACCTCGTCGAGAGAGGCCATTCGATCCGCCAAACCGGCGTCGATTGCCTCTTGCCCGATGAAAACGTCGGCCTCGGTTTCGCGCGCCTTCTTGGCGCTCAATCGCGCCTTGCCGCGCCCGGCCTCTACGGTTCCGAGGAACTGCTCGTAGAACGCCATAACGTCCTTCTGCATGTCTGCGCGGACGTTTTCGGGCAAAGGCCCGAATGGATTGCCGTCAACCTTCTTTGCCCCGGCGTGGATGAGCGTCGGGCGAATGCCCTTTGCGTTCATCTCTCCGGAGCGGTCGAGGTGCATCATGACGACACCGATCGAACCGACGAGAGACGTTGGCGAAACGACGACTTCATCGGCCGAGCTGGCAATGCCGTAACCCGCACTCGCGGCGACATCGTTGACAACGGCGACGATATGCATCCTCTTCCGAAGGCTGCGGATCTTGGTGGCGAGAGCCGCCATTCCGGTCGCCTCGCCGCCATAACTGTTCATGTCGATGACGAGGTTTTGCAGTGCGCCGGCGTTGGCCTCGGCCGCAATCTCGTCGAGCTGGGCGGCAATCCCCTCATACGAGGTAAGGCCGGAGCTTGCTCCGACCCATGCGCCACGATTGACGAGTGAGCCATCCACAGTGATCAACGCCGTCTTGCCGGCGGCGCGGGTGAACCGGCGCCGAGATCGGCCGTCCTCTCGATCGTGCGAGCCGATGAACCGGCTCGCATCCGGCTTGGGCTTATCGTCATCGGCGAAAGCCCCGAGGCTGATGCGGCCTTCAAGGACGCTATAGATCGTTTCCGCCTTGGCGGGATGGATCAAGAGCGGCCGGTTGAGGACGCGATCGGCAAGCATGGGAAGAAAATTCCCCGTCATGACATTCGCCCCCCAATCGCAAACCGGCTCGGCCGGCCAGTGCCGGTTTTCCCTGCACATGCGTCTCCGGCTTCGATGATCGCCCGGTTCAGCATGTCCATGTTGGCCGGGCTATATTTGACGCGACGTCGGGTGCCGTTGCCTTGCTCGAATTCAGCCTCTACGACCTGGCCTCCTGTCATCCACCTGTCTCGGACCTCGCGCAGGGCAGCGAGGCGACCGCAGGGATCAGCCTCAAGTGTCGGGATTACCGCCATCGTTGGCCCCTTCGTCCGGTTGATTTTCGATTTGCTCAGTCGCCGTCAAAGACTGCGGATAGAAATTGTCAGGAAGCCCGTATTCCTCCCGCAGTCCGCTTTCGCGCGCTCGCTGGGCATACTCATCCTCGATATCGAGGCCGAGATCGTCGGCGATCGTTTGGTCGGACATGATCCCCATGTTCCTATAAAGCTCGTGGGTCTTTGCCGCTTTCAGATCGTCGGCGACCGGCTTCGGATCGCCAGTCCACTTCGATCGGCACGCTGCCGCGCGGTTGGCGATGAAATTGGCGACGCCGCCGGGGAACGGGATTTCGCCAGCATCGATCTTCTCTTCGAGCCACGCTTCATAGATCGGTTGAAGGAAGGGTGAGAGAATGAACTTGCGCCGTGCCTTCGTGATGGCGAAAATTTCGTTCACCGCCATCCTGACGCTCGAATAGGTCGCCCCTTCGTAATCCCCGGTGGCGCTCTCGTAGGTGAGCCCCAGGCACCGGGCCATCTCTCGAAGTAGATGGAGCGAAAATTCCTTGTAGGCGGTCGCCGGCTGCTCCGGGGAATGGAATTGCAGCTTTTCTCCCGGGAACATATGCGCGATGCGGCCGGCAAAGCCGACGTCGATCGGGTGCCCCTCGCCCCAGCCGTCCTTCGCGGCCATGAAGATGTCAAATGGCGTTCCACCCTGCGCCAATAGAAGCGCTTGCTCCTTAGGGTTTAGAAGAGCCCGCAACGTATCTTCCGTTGGAGCCTCGCTTTCAATCGAGGCGGCGAACACCGTCTGAATAATAGACGCGAGGAGCGTGGCGTCGGCAAGCTGGTCGAATTGCTTCGCAACCCGCAAGATCGCGACCAGGATCCCAATCCCGCGCGTCTGACCGGGCAGACCCGAGAACACATGGATCACCTTGGGGCGCCCATAGCTATCGCGCGCGATAACCTCGAATTCTTCTGTGCCCGTCAGCGGGTTATCCCGGCTCACAACATAGCTCATCGGCATGCCGTCGGCATCAACGCGGACACCCGAGTGAAGGCGACTGAAGGCGTCAGAGCGGTTGACGATGCGGGTCGGCGAAAGAAGCCGAACCTTCGTGCCCGTCTTGCTGCCGCGCCGGATACGATAGGGAAGCTCGGCGAGAATTTCTCCGAAGACGACCCACATTTTGAAGGCCGCCTCGGTCATCTGCGGGATGGTCAGGCGTCCCTCGATGTCGCATTCAAGCGGCGTGTTAGACCAAAGCTCCCACTTCGCCTCAACGAGCTTCCGCCAATCCTGCGCCGCCTTCTCGTCCATGCCGAAGAGGTCGTTTTCCGGCATAGCGCGCAACCGCAGGCCACCGCCGACCGTGTTCGCTGTCGCCTGGTCGATCATGCCCGAGATCCAGCCGTTGTTCTGCCACATCTCGACCGTGCGGGCCGCCGCCGCCGTCCATGCGACGGCGACGTCGTCACGGCTTGACCGCAATGCCGGCAGCCAACGGCTAAATACGGTGCCGCGACCGTCGCGCATGTATCCGGCGCGAGGGGCCAGCGGGCCGGAAGGGGTAACCGTCACCGGTGCAGGACCGATGCCGACAGCGCTCCCGATGCGGGCCAGAACTCCCATGGGCGATGCTCCTTAGAAGCGCCGCCCCATATTTCGGAAGCGGTCGCGGATTGAAGCCACCTTTACGGCAGCAGCTTTCTCGATTTCTGTTTCCCGAGGAGACGGAGGAGCTTCGAGCGCTTCGAGCTCCCGTTGATAAACCGCACCCGTATCGTCTGTGGCGTCGTCGGCGACGGGCGGCTCTGCCTCTGGACCGGGACGCTCCACTCCTTCGGGGATCGCCTGAACGTTGAGCATGTAAGCGGCAGCCGCCGCCAACGCCTCGGCGTCAAGGAAGTGGTTGGCCTTCTGTCGCGGAACCCAAGTTGGCTTGAGCTTTGGCCCAAGAACGCGGACTTCGCTAACAAGCTGTCGAGCGTAATCCTCGTATTCGCGCTCATCCTGAGAAAACAGGAAGAACGCCCCGGGCTCGTTCATCGGCGTCCGCAGCCGCGAATGAACAAGGCTCTTGAAAAAGTCCGTGTTGATGTGGACGAGGTCGATCGAATACGGGGACAGCTTTCCATTCGGCTTGACCTCGATTTTGCTGACAACGAACGGTTTACCTCCCAGGGTGTCCCGCCCTTTCGTCGGCATGGCGAGGAACGTGTGACGATGCGTCCACTCGTAGACCTTGTGCTCATCGCCAGCGTCCGATTTGTTCGGACGGAAGCCGCTATCGATGAAGACTTTCTCGACTATGAGGCCGCCTATCGGCGTCATCAGCTTGAGCGCTAGGTCGCTCCATACGAGCGGCTCGCTCGTATCACCTAGCAATTCTCCATAATCGAGGAGCCATGATGTGCCCCGCGATCCGAAGCCTCGAATGACATAGATCAGCGATCGCTTCTGAACGTCCACGCCGGCGACGATGCGCAAAACGCCGAGAGGAACCTCAAGGCGCCCGTAAGGAAGGCGGTGCTTTGCAACCTCGCGCCATTCCGGCATATCGCCATGGGCGCCGGGCGTGTAGAGCTCGGCGAAACCCGCGTTAACAACGGTCTGGATCTTGTCCTCTTCACCGCTTTGCAGGGCCGTAACCAGGCGCCGCGCGCGTGCGCCCCACGTCACGAACGGCGACGTCAACCCGCTCGACCACTGCGACCAACTGTCGTTCGCCGGATGGTTTCGGTCCGCGAGCGCATCCTCAAGCGTCTGGCGCGGCGCGATCATGACGCCGCGTTCATTCATCCAAGGTTTGTGGTCGGTGCCGCCGGGCTCGACGTTGTTTTCGAGAACCCCGCCGCAATTCGGGCAGCAGAGAAAAGCCGTCCGCGCCGCAGTCGTCGGGTCCGCATCCTTCTCCCACCGCAGATGCGAACGCATCGGAATGAAATATTCTTCGCAGTGGAAGCAAGGCCAGGCCCAATGGTGGCGCGTGCCTTGCTGGAAGAGCCGCCATATCGGCGACGCAATCTGGTCTTTCTCGCCAATCGCCCAGAATACCAAGCCATTGACCGGGTCTTTTTCGGTTTCGACGATACCTTGGGAGCATGTCGAGATCGCCACCGACACGGCATCGGCGAAGGTGTCGCCGCGAGCGACCACCAGTCCCCACGGGTCGCCCTGCCCTTTGATGTTCGCAGCCATTTCGTCGTACTCGTCCACGATGCCTATCGCGAAAGGGTCGGATTTCATCGACGCGGGCGACCCGGCATAGCCGAGGCGCACGCGCACGCCGCGCACCTTTTTCACGAGCGTCTTGCTCTGCTTCCCCGGCGCCACGAACTTCGAAAGGCGCTTGGCCTGCTGAAGCATGTGCTCAAGCCGGGGCTCGAACTGCGTTTCGACGAACGTCTCGCCCGGGCCGACATAAAGGATCGGCGCCGGCCGCACGTCGAGGCGCTGGCCGATCACGTCAAGCAGCGTATCCGTTTTGCCCGACTGTGCTGAGGTGATCGCGATCACGCTCGCATGCGACCGCGCCCATATGCGGCGCGCAAACGGCACCATGTACGGCGTCAGGCGCGCGTTACGCGGACCAGGCTCGCCGGTCTTCGACGAATACGACCGATTGTCGGCGGCCCACTCGTCCGGCGGGACGTCGTCAATCGGCGTCAGGAAGGCTGCCGCCCTCTCGAAGAACTCGGGCAGCTTCAGATAGGCGCTTCGCGACTTCGCCTTGCGCTCTCTTGACATGTCTCTCAATCCGATTTCGCTCCGCGACGTCGCGCGTGATCATCGCTGGCAACATCGCGAACGCTTCGGCGCAGGCCGCGATGACGTGATCAACTGCAGCCGTCGCCTCTTTCGCCGGGACAAGGTCGCGGCTCTTGATCTGCATTCGCTGCTCGATCTCCGCCGCGCGCGCATCGCGAACGCGGCTATCAGAAGCCGTCTTTGTTGTGCGCTTTGCGGTGTCCTTGAGATACCGGATATATCCGCTTACGGCAGCGTCGAGGCGGACCCAACCTCGCTTCTCACGAGGTATCCAGCCCTCTTTGATCAGCTGGCGGACCCGCTCAGCACTGAGGCCATCTAACAGCGCCGCCGCCGCATCGATCGAAATGAGGCTGGCGTCTTTCTCGTCGTCCCCTGACATCAGCTCGCCCTTCCTAGCTTAGGGGGACGAGTTGAATTCGATAGCTCCTACCAGGTTCAAAGCTGTCGAGGTCCGCCATCGGCAAATTGAGCGTGAAGCCACTGTTTGCGCTCTCGTGCTCAGCGACAAAGACATATTCGACGGGTCGCTCGCGGCGGCTATCGACGGTGACATGCGAGCATTTGAAAACGTTGTACATGGCGGCCACCTGTCAAAATCAAACCGGGTTTTGAGATTTCATAAAAATTGGCGAAACTCGGGGGGATCTGGCCC